AGAGAAGATTGCTAACGGAAGCAGCAGACAAATATCACAACGATCTAACGCCACAGGCAGCGTCTTACCTAGCGGCACGCGGCATAACCAAGGAAGTGGCAAGTACATTCCGTCTTGGAAGCGTCGTGGAGCCTAGTGCTGGCCATGAGCATGCAGTTGGCCGTCTGTCAATCCCTTACATCACTCCTGCTGGTGTTGTCGGTATTAAGTTCCGTGCCATTGGTGACGGTACGCCTAAGTATCTTTGGCCTACGGGTCAAAAGATTGGGCTATTTAATGTTGGTGATTTGCACCGATACTCTGACACGATTGCCATTTGCGAGGGCGAGATTGATACGATTATCGTGTCGGCTTTCACTGGCATACCTGCTGTTGGCGTGGCGGGAGTATCCCAATGGAAAGTATGGTTCCCTAAACTCTTTGAGTCGTACAACCGCATACTTATATTTGCCGATAACGACCAGAAGGAAGATGGTCGGAATCCTGGCCAAGAACTTGCGGGGCGGATCAAAGAGGACTTAAATACCGCAACTGTGGTACAGTTGCCGCCTAACCAAGATGTAAACGACGTCTATCTTTCAGAAGGTTCAGGCTGGTTCGCAGATAAGGTGGGAGCATGAAACGACCTAAGTTTATTAACGTATCTGGGCAACGCTATAAGATTAAGTTTGACCTAGTTGATCCAGAGGTTTATGGTCTTACTACATCTGACACTAACACCATTCAACTGCGCCCAGACATTCCAGAGGATAAGTTATTGCGTGTATTAGTGCATGAGATTACTCATGCTGTTATCTTTGAAACGCCATTTTCTACTCGCAAGCGCTTTGATGTAGAAGAAGTGTGCGACATTATTGGGTATCATTTCCTTAATGTCTTGCGTGATAACCCAGAGTTAGTCTTATACCTTCTTCACGAGATAGAGCGTGAGGATGACGAAGAAGTTATTAAACCATAATGGCTGAGTTTATCGGCGGACCGAAGGATGGCGCGCAAGTGCCAACCCCGTTATGGGCTTTGACCGTTATCGAGATGGAACAAAAACTGCACATGGGTGGTACAATAGTGTATTACTATGAACTGGACGAGGATAGCCATGACTGGATCTACCGAGGACAAGAAGGAGAGAGCAATGAATGAATCAAGATTTGAAGGACATCATCCAATTACTGCAAGACCTTGGCTTTCAAGTCCTCTCGACAGAGATATCAACGGAAACGCTGGTAATCCGCTGCCCTGGGACGCGAGAGTGAAGTTGGATAATAACTTTGCGACTAACGTTTGGAGCGTGCTAGATGAACTTGGGAACCTTCTCATCACCAAACAAGAGGACTATGGCAGTTCTAATGTTAATGACGCCTTTGGTGGGCCTATCAATGGCCTTCTTGTTCGTATCGGTGACAAGTATCATCGTCTTAAAAATCTTTTTACAACAGGGAAAGAACCTAAGCACGAATCTGTTGAAGATTCGTTCAAGGATCTAGCCAACTATGCGATAATCGCATTGATGGTCGAGCGAGGGGTATGGCCAAAATAAATGAAAAGCATAGTTTGCGTGCCAGATTTACAAGTGCCTTATCAAGATAAGGCTGCTGTCAAAGCCTTTGGACGATTCATTAACTGGTACCAACCAGACAGAGTGGCCTGTGTTGGTGACGAGATTGACTTTCAAGGTATCTCCAAATGGAGCCAAGGTACAGAACTAGAGTGGGAATCGGACATCGGCAAAGACCGCGATGAAACTGTTGAAGTAATGAAGCGGTTGCAGATTACAGACATTGTGCGCTCTAACCACCGTGATAGGTTGTATAACAAAGTACGCATGGCGGCGCCTGGCTTACGCAAGGCACCAGAACTACGCATTGAAAACTTTATGAAGTACAAAGAACTTGGCATCACTGACCATGGTGAAACCATGGACATTGCGCCAGGTTGGATCATGATGCACGGCGACCAAGGTAATGTTCAGCCTACTGCTGGCGCTACTGCGCTTGGCTTGGCGAAGCGTAGCGGCATGAGTGTTATCTGCGGGCATACCCATAGGGCTGGCTTAACGCACTACACACAAGCAGTAGATGGCAAAATGCGAACCACCTACGGCATGGAAGTGGGTCACATGATGGACGTGGCTAACGCTAAGTACATCAAGGGTGGTCTATTCACATGGGCGCAAGCCTTTGGATTGCTTGCAGTTGATGGCACAAATGTCCACCCAAAGATTGTGTTTATCGTTAACAACTCCTTTGAGGTTGATGGTAAAATATTCAAGTGGTAAATATTGCAATGTCCCCTGGAGATGTCGCCTATGCAGTTACTGAGGCGGTATCACGCTTTAACTTCAATCGTGCCAGAGGCAACGATTCATCTAAAGGCGCGGCTCCTACATGGGTAGAACAACTAGCCCGTGAAGTGTCAGGCTGTTTAGGTGAGTTAGCCATCGGTAGATGGATGGACAAGTATCCATTCTCAGTCTTTGAAGAGCGCAAGATGGGTGATGTTGGCGAGTTTGAAGTACGCACTACGGCTTATGCCACAGGCAAATTACTGTTGAGCAAAGACGATAACCCAGAGCGCAAGTATCTACTTGTCACTCTTCCCGACTATCATACGGCTGTTATTGTTGGCTGGATGTGGGGCTATGAAGTGCAACAAGACCAATATTGGGATACCAAGATAAGGATACCTGCCTACATGGTGCCACAAAAGGACCTGCATGACCCTGCGAGTTTATTATGAGTGAGTGGCTAGAAGAGGCTACCGATGTAGCCTCACAAGTAGCACGTGTCGTACACCGCAAATATTCTGTTTACTTTGATGCGTCGGATCTGCGTCAAGAACTATTGACGTGGGTATGGCGTCGGCAAGATAAGGTTAAAGAGTGGCTAAGCCACGATCAGGAACCAGAAGATTACAGGGGTGGGGTAAAGCAACTAGGCAAGACCCTTACCCGCCAAGCAGATAAGTATTGTCGTCGCCTCAAGGCCCAGAAGTTGGGTTATGAGATTAGAGATGAACAGTACTACGACCCTATTACCCTATCTGAATTGCTACCCTTCGTCTGGGGCGATGTGGTTGAGACGACCAAACTAGACGGTGAGAAAGTATCTGGGGCTGGTAATCCAGCCGAAGGTGGTAACTATGTCATTCAACTATTCGATGTACGCAACGCGCTATCTAAGATAGATGAGATGGATCGGGACGTGTTAGAATTGAAGTACGAGCAGAATCTAACCTTTGCCGAGATTGCTGAAGTGTTAGAAGTGAGCGATACAACAGCACATCGTAAGGTAGAAGGCGCTATGAGGCGCCTTGTTAATCAATTAGGCGGTACTAATCCCTTTGGAAAGGGCGAGGAATGAGCATGCAGTTGCCAGAAGGTCGTGAAGGATGGCTTGTTGTGGCGCATCGCCATGCGGTCATGCCATGGAAAAGGATCCGTAATTTTTATTACAATTTAAGAATCGGTTATCTTCTTAACAAAAACAGTATAAAAGATAGAGATTCCGCGCATCGTTATTTTAAGGCGAACAATGACCAAGCACATCCACGATCCTGAGTGTAAGGCGCTAGTGCGCCGCATTGAAGGCAAAAGTTATCACGAACTGGTCTGGGAATGTGTGCCAGGATGTTTGATTGGAGACGGCCATTCCACAATACGACTATAAGTGCCGCAGTTGCGGTAGTGAGCAAATCTTAGAACGTTCCATCCATGAAGAATCTACTTCCCCCATGTGCTGCGACAGCCTCATGGATAGGATCTTTTTTCCGCCAGCAATACAATACAAAACGGGCGGATTTTATTCGACAGATCATTAAGGAGCAAAATGGCAATTAGTCTAGTAAATGAATCCAAGCGTCCAATTAGCCTATTGGATGCAACAAACTTTGCGAACATATTAACGCAGTATTCTGCTTTGGTATGTCAGCGATATGGTTTACCGATTAACACAGTTGCGATTGCACCTGCTCGCGTAGCAGGCCAGCAGAATGTCGTTATTGTGGATCAGTTCCCAAATCCCGCAATGCAGAAGGTAGCCTTGGGCTACCATGAGATGCTTAACGGATCTGCTATCGCATATATCCGCGCAGATGCTTACGGTTCACGATCTATCTTTGGCACCTATTCACCAGCGCTTAAATTGAAGAACATTATTATCCATGGGGAACGATTTACTCCTGGGGTAATCAGTGTCGCAGCGCATGAATTGGCAGAGATGTTAGTAGATCCGCAGATCAATCGCTTGTCTGCGCCAGATAATCAAGGCCGTACTTGGCTCATGGAGCCATGCGATCATACCGTAGGATCATTTCATCTAACCGCTAATGGTGCTAATGGAGTATTGCCAGACTTCACCACGCCATCGTTCTACGACGACAAGCATGGCATTAAGCCATACTCCTATCTAGGTGTACCGCCTGCACCGTTTACTCTTGTCAGTGGCGCATATGGCTATTGGAAAGATTCGATGGGTACGCTGCATAAGTTATAAGTTTGCTAGGGGAGCAAAGAGAAAAGCCCGCGGCCGAAACCGCGGGCTTACTTGCTTAACTATTTATTCTTCTTGAATCTTATGCCATGGCTTGTATGCTATACAGGTTTTAATGTCGCTATAGACCATTCTCCAAAATTCTTTTGCCGTTTCGGCTCCATCGAATGTTAAGCCAGTTCTCGCTCCATCAAAATCTTCAAGGGTGTAACCGTCTGGAATAAAAAGATCGCAGCCCCACCCGTAATAATTTTTTGAAGCACGGATTTCGATGCCATGTTCTTTGGCTAGTTCAAAACACTTTTTCCTTGTAGTCATTTTAGTCCCTTCGTCACCACCGATTTGATGGCGATAAACCCATTATACCATACTGCTTTTCAAATGTCAAGTACCCTCAAAAGAAAAGCCCCTAGAGATTTATCTAGGGGCTTACTCTTTGTCGCTACAACCTGTTCGGATTATACAGGGAGCAACTATAACGGGGCGAAAGGACTAATAACTCCCCGTTAATTCTTTAACCTTCATTACTAATTGTATCCTGAAATCTGAGTAATGCCAAACGAGCATATGAGTTGTTGTCGTAGGCGTGGATACGCTTAGCATAATCCTTCTTGGCCTTTTCCTGTGTATCGTAAGGCCCAACCGCCTGTATCAAATTAAGGCTAGGATGCACCGCAAAGACTACATATCTGTCTCGCTGATTAAGTAGATCCTCGACCAGGTTCCATGCCGCCTTAGCGACGCTGGTGACATCATCAGCATCTTCTTCTAGTAGCGCAATTAACTTCTTAAGTTCAGTTGGCTTTGCTGGCACTTAACTTCTCCATCCAGTATTTACAGGCATCTACGTTCTCCCATAGGGTTAAGTATCCATAGATCTTGCGGTTGTCTAGGTACTGCTCGATACCTGCGTTACGCAGGTTACGGCTAAAGATTACATACTCATAGTCTTGCGTATCGTCATGGTAGGAGACATACGGCAGGGTATCAGGGTGGATGAGATAGGTGCAGTGGACTAGATCAACCGCATAGACACCACGTACCTGACCGTTAAGTAGCGCAAAGTATTCTTCACTGTCCTGGTAGTAGCCATTAGCAGTAACGGGGTGATGATAGTTCGCATAACCAGCGTGTGTTTTTTCTCCTTCTGCCACGGCATAGCGCAATAGTGGCGCTATGACTGGCTTCTCTTCGGCTATTAGGGCCTTGAGAGTGCCAGGCAATAGAAAGTTATCTACATCTACCACGAAGTAATAGGCGTCGTCGTAGGTCTTAGCATCCGCGATACCTTCTTCGCGTAAGCGAGCCAATACCGAGAATCGTTCTGCGTTCCACTCATGTACACCGTACTGCTGTACCTGTTCTGGTACATCGTCATCATTAACTATGATGTCATACCAGTCGTGGCGTAACCAGTCGCCTTCGTAACCATGATCTGGGTTAGCCATGATCCTCTCATCTTCCACCCACTGGTGGATAATGTCGGCAGTGTTGTCGTTATTGTTATTGGTGCGAAAAGACAGGATGATCCTATCGCGTGGGTAATTTAACTTCTCAATGTTCTGCTCTAGCCAATACGGCAGGATCTTAGCCTTATCCTTAGCCAAAATATGAAAGTAAACTAGCGGGTATCCGTTCACTTTAACTCCTTCTCAATGGCTTGGATGGTAGGGCAGGGGTAGGTTATTTTGCAATAATCACAGACTATATCCTCACCTGGAGTACCAAAATCTGCAGTATGCAATTCCACTACTGCGCGAAGGGCAGCGATAGTTACACCCACCACGCTGCAACTATGGTCAAGTGCATCTAACTTCGCCAGCAATTCACCGTGATTCATTTCTCACCCCTAGCGATAGCGTTCATAACATCATCACGGTCTAAGTAGAAGGCCGCTCTTTTATACGCTTCGGTTTCTGTGTATTCAGGTAATTCTCCAATCTCTCGCGCTATCTGCTCGCGGATTTTAGGTTCGGGATTGAGAAACGCTTGAAAATTGGAACAACCGCCGAAACCAAA